CCAGCCAGGTTTCGGTGCAATGCTTTGTCATGGTAATGTAGTCCTTGCCTTTCCATGCCTGCAGATAACTCTCTAAAGCTGCTGAGGCCTTTCTCTTGTGCTTTACTACCATTACGCTGGGTATGAATCGAGAATGGAATTTTCAGCCTTTCCCTCGGTTTCTAACTCAATAATCTCAGCGTCAGAATCTTTGACCATCGGATTGATTTTAACTGCAGTTTTGGTTGACATGATTGGCTTTCCTCCAACTGCATTACTCAGCATCTCAATCGTTTCAATCAGATTCTCAGGCATTGCATCCTTGAATTCTACATCAATCTCCATTGCCATAACAGACTCCTTACCACCAACATTCATCAGGGCCATCATTTCCTTGAGCAGGTTAATCCTCCTGTCCAGGCCGTCACCGAATATCTCCTGCTTATTCAGAGACTTCAGCACTGCATCCATGAACATGAATTTCAGCGCAATCCCAGATAGGTTGCTGGTTCCCTTGACATTATTAAAGCTCAAGTCTGGTGTCGATGTGGAACTGTAAATCGTATCTTTAAGAACTTCGTACTCTAATTTTATTGATTCGGGAGTACGGTCCCAGGTCATGTATTCAACATCACCATATTCCATCTTGTCACCATTTCGCTCACCTTGTAATCTGAACAACTTCCCAATCTCATCCTTATCAGGACCCTTCACCAGATTACCTTTCACCTTGACGGATGGCGAACCGAAATAGTCATTGGTGTCAGCATTCCTTGAAAGCAGCATTTCCTGACGGTCGATTAGACTTTGAACGTCACTCCATTCGCTTTTCTCCTGCTCATAATATATAATTGGGATTTTGCCTAATAGACTCTTTTCAATCTCAACCTCCCACTCATCCCCGTTCTGCACTGCCTTGACGGTCTTATCAGCATAATAAATGTCCACATTGACAACCTCTTTGCCTTCACTGTTCAGCGTCTTGTAACGCCTGGTGAAAGCAACCATATCACCGTATGAGTCAAATGTGGGAAAAATCTCATCTCCGTTCTTCTGACAGAGAAGCATAGTCCGGACCCTTTTCTCTTTCGTAACTGGGTTCACGGCAATGTAGAAAAGCTCTGCAGCTCTGGTTTCAACGAATACTCGCCTGGCTAACTCCTTGTTGTGATAGTCCAGTTTGTTTCTCTTCCAGATTTGCTTCAGCAGCTTAAACGACTCATCCTGGCTTTTTTCAAATTGCTGCAAAGATAGTTTTACAGGTGTACCAAACAAGAAAGCAACAGCCATCTCCACAATCTTGTTCTGGACCGGTATGATCAGCTTTGCGGTGGGGACTGTCTTTTTGTTGGTCCCGGAACCAACTTCTTTATCAGGCCTTTCGAGGATTTTATGCTTCAGCTCATCGTGCTGCTCGATGGCCTTATCCCTGCGTTCCTCCTTATCGGAATCCATTCTACATAAGACCTTTTGAACATCTGCCATATTCTTCGCATAGTCCTCTTCCCCACTTAGTTGTAATACATCATCAAGGTTCATAATTTTCGTTAATTAGTTGTGAATATCTTTCCTAAAAGAATCCTGCCTCATCTGCATCGGTGACCTCACTTGCTGCCTGGTGAATGAAACGCTCAGGGTAGAACGTATTTACCAGGCCATCAGCAATATCAGGAGATCGGCCAATTCTCTGTTTAATGTCGTCCTTTGGTTCGATTAATATCTTTCCATTGCTCTGTACTTCCCAATGAATGTCAGCCAGCTCCTCTGTCAGCATATCATCCGGAGGAAGGGCCAGGGTATTGTCGTGAGCTGGGTTCAAGGCATCTCTCAAAGCCCAATACAGGTACGCTCTCATGTTTGCAAACTCCCGTTCACCTGTCAGGTCCCTGAGTCCCTTTGCTCCCTGGGAGAACTTAACGGAAATAGCATTCGTAACGCCTTGCTCGGCCAGCCTGGACTGAACACCGGCACCCTCTCCAATTGTATCAATGAAAGCAAAGGTCCCAGGCTTCTCAAGTTCATTCTTAACCCGGCCAGCAACCTCCATGTGAATGGTTTCCTTCTTCAGAGCGTTCTGAATGAGTTCAACCTTGTGAATGTAGTTGGCATGTCGGTGGACGAAGCAACTGTTGTCACGGCCCATTCCTGCAACGTCAACACCCAATTTCTTCGGGTTGTTACTGAAGTCAAAGGCTCCGGACTCTGTTATGGCCTTCCATTTCTCATTGGAAAGCTCTATCCAGGACAGTGGTATAAGTAGATCGTCACCCTCCTCAGGGAATTCTCCCAGGACCTTTACCCGAAACAGATTGCCAGGCCTGAACCATTTGCCGTCCCATTTTAAATCGAACTTCCCGGGATCCACATCAGTTTCGGCAATAGGTGTCACCCAGCCCGGCTTCCTGAACTTATCATCCACCCATTCAAAGTCCACCTGGCCAGGTATCTCCAATTCCTTGAATTCCTCAGCCGTTATTTCTCCATTGTTCTCCCTGATCTTGTTAATGACATTGGGAGCGTTCATGCAATTCAGCTTGAACTTAGTATACAACGGGCTTTTCGTTGATTGGTAGGCTTCCCCGATTGTTCTGTTAGGGTTGAATATGATTAACAGCCTGGAATTACCCTGCAGGACCCCTTCAATTGAATCCATCGTAGTTTGGGAAATACCTGAAGCCTCTGTCACGACCACCATAACGTTAGGAGCATGTAACCCTGACCAGGCTTCCACATTCTCATCCTGAGCCTTAAAACCATCCAGGAACCATTCGGGAAAGTCAGGCATTCGGATACCGGTGGTCAGCATCCTACCAGGTAAGAACTTCGCCCGGTTGAATAGTTTGGATATTTCAGGAATCATAATGTTCCTGATCTGTCGGCCTGTTGGAGCTGTGAGGACTACTTTGGTAGAATGAAACTGTTCCTTTTCCAGGTCAAACTCAGGGGTCAAATAGAGGAAACAGACGGCTGCAACTGCAGCAACAAAGTCCTTGCCTCTCGCTGTCCCTGATCGAACCGATATGCGTCTACCATGCTGGATTGCAGTAAGGATTTCAACCTGCTGAACGTCCAGCGTAACACCCAATACATCCGATGCAAAGGTGTTCCAATCCTCTTTCCATTTGTGGAGTATGCTGACAAATTCGTGTGGAATCTCATCGACTGATATATTAAAGCCTTCCTGCATTACCGTTATCTGTACATGATGAATTCACCGATGAGGGCAATGGCCATGATAGGGTATAATCGAATAAAGGCTGTTGTCATGACTGTTTAGATTTTAAGTTGTTTGCTGCAGCCTTCATCAAGGCAATGAATGGGTTCTCCCCTTCATGCTGGATTACCTGCTTCGTTTTGAAATTCTCTGGATCGGTGTTCTCAAGTGTGAAGCGTATGAGCATAGGATTGGGGTCCTTCCGCTTCTTTGTCACTTCCACCTTGTCAACCTTCACCTTGCCGGTTTTAGAGTCCAGCTTCCCGGATTGTTTCTTCTCCTCAAACTCCTGGAGCTTCAAATGGTATTCCAGGGCTGTTTCAGCCAGCTCCCTCAATTTACCCTTGAACTTCTCCCTCCTGGAATCTTTTGCAGCTTCATAAGATTCGATATTTCGTACACTTTTTTCGTCACTTTCAGGGCTGTTTGCAGGCATTTCAACGGCTGGTTTTGCCAAAAGTTTGTCCCACTTCATAAAGGTTGTAACGCTTATTCCCTGGGCCTTGCAGCAGGAGGCGATGGTATACTTTCCTGTCGAATACTGTCGATTGACAGCTTTCCAAATCTTTTGTTTCTGTTTATGGGAGTATGCCATGACTAAAAGAGGAATGGTCCTGGTTGGTTATTACTCAGCATGTGGTGTGCGAACTGCCAATTCCTACATGAATAGAAAGCCTTCTGAGTGCCTTTAGGGTGATGAGTGTCCATTGCTGTCATTGCAGGGAAGATAATCTGCTGAGCGTTCTTAATACAAATCGCAATGCCGTTTTCCACTATGGGAAGAACCGAGCCAGGCTTATACTGGAATGCCAGGTGGAAATTTTCATTGTATCGGAAGGGTTTGGCTACTCCGCACAAGTAATACACTTTGGATTTGGTCAGGACAGCACCGGTCTGTATTTGCTCCTTTGGCTCATAGCTACCAATCAGGGACCTGGCACAATGCTGATCGAGGTTGAACCCTTTGACAGCTTTTAGCCATAGGTACATCCATTGACGGTCTGTACTGAATTCTGTTATCTGAATTTGATCAATCATAGAATTTGCTTAGAGTGTTCCACATATCTTCACCTCGGTTGTATCGTTTCCCGGATGGTAGGGGAAGGCTGAACTCAAATCTGATTGCTGCCTCGGCTACTTCCCTGGGTACCTCTACGGTTTTGTGTACAGCTACCTGGAAAGAGGAGCATCCCTTTGCATTTTTCCTGTTAACGAGTCTCCCGGCTCCGTATATCTCACTCTTAGGGCCGAAGTACTCAGCATTCAGTTCTATGATTTGGTCGTAGGAGTGGAATTTTTGATAGAACCACCGGCCATTACGGAAGTTGGCTGTGAAGTTGTTTTCATCGTAGAAATACAGGTATCCTCTGAGGTCTGAGCTGGTTTGTCCTTTAACCCGGTTGTCTTCAAATTCTTTTGGTCGCCCTGACCAGAATATGTGACCTGAAGGCTTACAGAAAGCGGACAGGGTTGCCAGCACATTCCTTTCGGCTTCCAAACTATCCACTGAATTAAGCACGGAATCGCAGA